CCCGGAAGTTAAAAAGGTTTGGTCGCATCGTGGCCAACGGAGCGGTGTTTATCCGAACAAAGGTGGCTAGGACATGTACAATATATTATTTTCATTTTTAAAACCTCAGATAGCTTTTGGCGGGGATTCTGGTGGCGGTGGCGGATCATCCTCTGGCGGCGGCGGTGGATCGAGAGCCGATAAGAAAGGTGCGGCGGCAGTTTTATCTGCACCCAAGCCTGTGTATACACCTCCACCTCCAACGGTAGTTAATACATCTAGAGATAGAAGTGATCGCAAAGGCGCGGCGGCAGTAATGTCTGCCCCAAGACCTGCCCCTGCCCCAGTTGTGTCTCCGGTTACAAGAGCAGCGGAAGATGACAACAGAAGTATCTTTGATCGGTTAGAGAATATTCAGTTGGTGTCTAAGGATCGCCCCGAGCTAGAATTTGCGGGAGCCGATGGCCCAGAACCCAGTGAATTGATTTCTGCTCCTCGCCCCGTGGTTCCATCAAACTTAACTTTCGGCACAGAACCTGCGGCAGTTTCTGCAACATCGCCACTCAGCTTTGGTTCTGGCACAACGACTAAGGTTGCGGGCTCTTCCCCTGTTAAGAAGGCCGGCATAACGTCAGGGTTAGATCCGAACGCTAAAGTAGATGTGTATAAGTTTGCTGAACAGTTCGATCCTTCAAAGGATATGCCTGGTAGTCCAAGGAATTTGCAAGACGAAGTAGACTTCCAAGAGCGTATGATGCGTCAGAACATTGCGGCAGCTATTGATCCGTATGGCCAAACTACGGCGACGGATTCTAATTTGACAGATCGCGCCGTGAATATGCTCAACAAAGGCAACATGACCAAAGAACAGTATGAGCAAGCTGTTAAAGACCTAGGAGCAAGATTAGACCAACCTCGGTTCGGGGACAGTGGACTTGGGAAAATGTTTGAGGCTTCACCATTGGGGCAAGGATTAGATTACTTAGGGGATATGAATCAGCGTCGTGCCTATGAGAAGTTGACCGGTCAGTATGAACCAGGGTTCTTGGCCAGTGTATTTACAAACTACGGAGACGGGGAACGACAAGTCCCTGTGTTTGATAACGGACAGGTTATCGGAGCGTTGGGTGTAGATGCGGCAGGGAATATCATCAATTACACGGGTGAGCATAGTGATACGGCTCAAGTGTTTGACGAGACGATCGATGCGGAAAAAGCGAAAGACTACACTAGAGTCTATGAAATGGGAGATCCCTCTCGGTTAGATGGTTCGGATAACAACGACCGACAAAGGGCAGGGGCAGAAGACGGAGAAGACGGTGGGGCAGAAGAGCCAACATGCCCAGAAGGATACATATTTGACAGCGAAGAAAACGCCTGTGTCCTCGATCCGTTCCAACAACCGTTCCCAGAAGCACCGACCACGGGCGGCGGAACATATACAGCCCCTGCATTGTCGCCTTACACGAGTGTATCTCCGGTTACATTGCCGTCACTTGTCCCTGGGCAACAACCTGCTTTCGTAGTACCTACACCCACAGCACAACCGATTACTGTTGCAGCACAAACACCGGTAGGATTAGCATCACTTAGGCGCTCATGAACTTACAAGCCCTCCCAGAGGAAGCATTAAAAGAGATCTTGGCCTTAACGGAGGCCAAGAAGCGCATAGATTTGCGCGAACAAGCACATGACAACTTCATGCCTTTCGTCCATCATGTGTACGATAACTTCATTGAAGGGCAACATCACCGTATCATCGCTGAAAAACTTGAACGTGTTGCACGAGGAGAGCTCAAGCGATTGATTATTAACATGCCTCCACGGCATTCTAAGTCTGAGTTTGCAAGCTACTTGATGCCTGCTTGGTTTCTAGGTAGAAACCCTAAATTAAAAATCATCCAAGCGACGCACAACACTGAGTTGGCGGTACGTTTTGGTCGTAAAGTGAGGGATTTGATCGATGACCCTGAGTACAAGACTATATTTCCGGATACAAACCTTAAAGAAGACAACAAAGGAGCGGGTACGTGGGGCACGGACAAGGGTGCTGAGTACTTTGCGGCGGGTGTTGGCGCTGCCATCACGGGTCGTGGTGCGGATTTACTCGTCATTGATGACCCGCATTCGGAACAAGATGCGTTAAGCTCCACTGCATTCGACCATGCATACGAATGGTACACCTCTGGACCGCGACAACGGCTCCAACCAGGGGGTGCAATCATAATTGTTATGACCCGATGGGGTAAAAAGGACTTAACGGGTAGATTATTGGCGCAACAGGGCAGTGATGTCATGTCTGACAAGTGGGAAGTTGTGGAATTCCCTGCGATATTGCCTAGTGACAAGCCGTTATGGCCAGAGTTCTGGGAAAAGAACGCCTTATTGTCCATCAAAGCGTCTCTGCCCGTGGGCAAATGGAACGCGCAGTGGCAACAGAACCCCACAGGCTCCGAATCGGCGATAATTAAACGCGAATGGTGGAATGCGTGGGAAGAAGAGAAGATTCCTAGGCTCGATTACATACTACAGTCCTACGATACAGCGTTTTCCAAGAAGGAAACAGCGGATTACTCTGCTATTACGACTTGGGGCATCTTCAAACCAGAGGATGGTGGACCTGACAACATAATTCTGCTAGACGCACAGCGTGGTCGTTGGAATTTCCCAGAACTAAAGGAGGTTGCCTTCGAAGAACACGAGTATTGGGAGCCTGATATGGTGTTGGTAGAGGCAAAAGCGACAGGTACGCCGCTCATTGACGAACTTAGACTGCGAGGAATACCCGCATTGGGGTTCTCACCGGGCAAAGGAAGTGATAAGGTAACCAGAATGCACATGGTTGCACCGTTGTTTGAAGCGGGAATGGTATGGGCACCAGACGACAAGAAATTTGCAGACGAAGTGATTGAAGAAGTTGTTTCGTTTCCTAATGGTGACAACGACGATTATTGTGATAGTATGACACTAGCACTTATGCGTTTCCGTCGAGGTGGATTTATCTCTCTTCACGGAGAGGACACACAAGACGACGAATGGAGGCCCCGTAAACGGGAGTATTATTAATGGCATTACCACCAAACATGGTCGCATCCGGCCTTAACCTCGACGACACAGCAGGACTTCCCGAATTAGAAGTTTCAGTAGAAGCACCCATGGAGTTTCCAGGGGGTGCCGAGATTATAGAAGATGGAATGGGCGGAGCAACTGTTCAGCCTATAGACTTCAATGCTCTAGACGGACTGACCCAAGAGGATCTTATTCCGTTTGACGCGAACCTCTCGGAGTTCCTAGATGACGGGGTTCTGGGCGAATTGTCTTCGGATCTGAGAAGCATGTACGAAGAAGACTTGTCCTCTCGCTCTGAGTGGGAAGATGCATACGTCAACGGCCTAGACTTACTAGGGATTAAGACGGAAGATCGCTCTACTCCATTTGAAGGGGCTTCTGGCATTACGCATCCTATGATTAGTGAAAGCGTAACCCAGTTCCAAGCACAGGCATACAAAGAACTGCTGCCATCGGGCGGACCAGTACGCACCGCGGTCCTTGGACTTAAAGACCGCGCACGAGAAGAGCAAGCCAAGCGTGTAAAAGACTTCATGAACTACCAGATTACGGAGATTATGGAAGAATACGATCCAGATATGGATCAGATGTTGTTCTATTTGCCGCTGTCAGGTTCTACATTTAAGAAAGTTTACTTCGATCCAACGAAACAACGCGCTGTTGCGAAGTTTATTCCTGCACAGGATCTCGTTGTTTCTTATTCTGCATCTGATTTAGCCACAGCTAGCCGTGTAACCCACGTTCTACGCATGGATTTAAACGAAGTTGTAAAATTACAGTATGCGGGGATGTACCGTGACGTTGATCTGTCTGCTTCGGAAGATGTAGAAGAGGATCAAGTACGCCAGAAGGTAAACGAATTAGAGGGATTATCTAAGAACTACAGCGATGATGTCCTCAATATACTAGAGATGCACGTTGATTTAGACCTCGAAGGGTTCGAGGACATGGATCCAGAGACTCAAGAACCTACTGGAATCAAGTTACCTTACATCGTAACACTGGACGATTCTTCTGGTTCGATCCTATCTATCCGTCGTAATTACGAGATGGAAGATATATTCAAGCGTAAGCGCCAGTACTTTGTTCATTACAAGTTTATGCCTGGTCTTGGGTTCTACGGCTTTGGTTTAATCCACATGATTGGTGGTTTAGGCAGAGCGGCAACGAGCCTCCTACGTCAGCTTATCGATGCAGGAACACTCGCTAACCTCCCAGCAGGTTTTAAAGCCCGTGGAGTGCGTGTACGCAACGCAGATGAGCCGTTACAGCCTGGAGAGTGGAGAGACATTGACGCCCCAGGAGGAAGCATTAGAGACGCTATCGTTCCTTTACCCTACAAAGAACCATCAGGCACACTTGCTCAATTACTAGGTGGCTTGGTAAATGACGGACGTAGGTTCATTGCATTAGCTGATCAACAGATCTCGGACATGGGTCAGGAAACTCCTGTTGGAACTACAGTAGCTATGTTGGAACGCGGGATGAAAGTTATGTCCGCGATTCATAAA